GGACATCGTTTGGCGTTACGAGATGCGCTAAAAATACCGCGCTCGTTTCAAAGACCGGTTGCAGGGGACACAAATGCGAACGACGATTGAGAACATTTTAAACCGTGCAGACCCGGCGACATTGCAAGCGGGCGCGATTCTCGTGGCTACGACGGGTGTTTTGATACTGGCGGCAGTTGTCGTATGGCAGGAGCTTGACCGATGACGACGCCGCTATGTATCGCCCTTTTCTGCGCAACCATTGCCCATAGCGAAGCGCACACGGCGCACAGTGCACGCGCCAAGGTTTGCGAAGACGTAGCCAAGGAAGCCGAGGCGCAGGGCGTTGACCCGGTGCTAGCGGTTGCCGTATCTTGGCGTGAGTCGGCGTTTACACGCTCGGCAGTATCAAAGGCGGGCGCTGTCGGTCCGTTGCAGGTCATGCCGCGCTTTTGGTGCAAGTCTAAACCGTGTGACCATATCGAGGCGGGCATTCGAGCGCTTCGATACTATACCGAGCGCCACGGCATCGAGGGCGGCTTGTGTGCATACTTCAGCGGCAAGCCGTGCACGCTCACGGGCAAGACTTCGCGCCGTTACATGCGCAGCGTTTTGAAGATTCGCCAGAAATTCGATGATTTGTTTTTGAAGACTTGCGGCGGCTGTTAGCCTTTATTCATGCGGGTTTGCGCGCCCGTTTCAGTCTAAGAATTTCGCCCGCTGATAGTTGTTTCAAAAAAGTGCGTTTTCCTATTGACATTAATACGCGATGCGGATATATATAGAAACAGGTAAGGGAAACAACAAGCGGAGAAAACAAGATGAATAACTTGATTGACATTACAAACATGAGCGACGCGGCACTTGACGTTTACCTTCGAGTAAAGGGCGGCGAGGAATCGGTATGTGTTGAGCATCTTACGGTAACGGAACGGCGCATGGTGGCCGTTGCAATGGGCTGGGATACCCGTAGCCCTCTTATGCAGCACTGGATTCATGGCTCTCTATAATCAATAACCGCCGCCCGAAAGGGCGGCATTTCAACGGAGAACAAATGGCATATAAGCAAACGAGAACAATCGGAGGCACGGCGGTTTCGGCAATTCTTGGCGTCAATCCGTGGGCGGGACCGTGGGACGCATGGCAACGAATCGTGATGAATACGACAATCCCTGAAAATGAGGCGATGGCGCGCGGTACGCGACTTGAAGACCCGATAGCCCAAGTGCTCGGCGACCGGCTCGCGATGACGCTTGTCGAGCCGTTAGAGGGTACGATAATCATCGACGACACGTTTAGCGCGACCGCCGACCGTCTCGGCTACGTCGACGGCAAATTGGCGGCGCTCATCGAGATTAAGACCGCCGGCACCTACGGAAAGCTCGACCCGTTGCCCGAGCACTATCGGCTACAAGTGCAGCATTACTTGTGGGCGTTTGGTTTAGAGCGCGGCATATTGGCAGGGCTCAAGACGACCAACGAAACCTTTCGAATGCTCGACACTGCCGACGACGTAGCGTTTGCGTTGAATCGTGGCGCAGCCGATTTGGTTATTCATGAGATACCGAGAGACCCGCTTTACGCGACCGAAGTTATCCCCGTTTTGCGCGACTGGTTCGAGCGTCACGTATTGAACGAGACGCCGCCGCCCGCCGATGGCTCCGACGCTTGTCGTGTTGGCTTGTCTCGATACTATGCCGAGCGCGACGGCGAGATGGTGGCGACCGACGAGATTGTGCGGTTGATTGCAGCGCGTGATGACGCAAAGCAGAAGGAAGCCGAAGCGAAGGCAAACAAACAGCATTTCGAAAACCAATTGCGGGCAGCTCTTGGCAATCACAGGCGCGCAATCGGCGGCGGCTATAGCGTGACACTAGCCAGACAGAAGGGGCGCGTGAGCCTCGACCAGAGGCGGCTTAAGGATGAAGCGCCCGACGTTTGGGCAAAGTATCAAAAACAGGGCGAAGACTTCGAGACGCTCAGAATCAAGACAACGGATTAGGCATTGCAAAACGCGCCCGCGTCGCCGATGATAGCCTCCTAACGGAGGGAATAAGATGCTAATCGTTGCCTACACGTCCGAAGGTGAAATCTCACCATTATTTCGAAGCGATAAAGACGCCATTTTCTCAGCATGTGACCGCGTGCACCAAATAACCCTCGAAGAATGGTCGACGGCCTACGCGCTCGGCTACGCTCGCGAGTTTACCAAGACCGGCGGCAACGTCGGCAGCATTGACGAAAAAAACAGCGGGCTCGAAAAGCAAGTGCGCGGCGCTGTTCTCGAAATCGTTTTGAGAAATTACTTGGTCAGGTGCGGTCATCAAAGCATCGCTAGAGAGTACGACAAAATCGCTTTCGATGAAGATTACAAGAAGAAGCCAACAGCGCCCGACTTTTGGGCGCATGATGACAACGAAAGCTTTTGGTTTGATATGAAATCGGCGCGTTGCGTTCCCTACCATCGAAAAGTTTTGGCAACGCTTGAAAAGTTGCCGGAAACCGTCGGCGCGTTTTGCGTGGGCTTCACGGAAATCGGCTCGTCGATGGCGTTTCTATCGCGTCAATGCTGGGTTTCGCCAGGCGCTCATGAATCTCGATGCGTTGGTGGAATGTTTCAGCATCAAGAAAGCGGGCGATTTGTCGGCGTTCATAGTGTGGACCGTGACCGATTCTTGAACAATTACAGCCGACTTGGTTCTCAGGCATTGGGCTCCATAGGTCACAAGAAATACACACTTGAAGAAATTAAGGCGGGCATGCATTCGACGTTTGTACAATGCGCGCTCGACGTTTGTCTTGGGCTGCCGGCGAAATATTACGCTTTCGACTAAACGCACACTGTGAGAAAATGTCGCCGAATGTGGGGGCATGTATGAAATATCCTATCTTGTTTGTGAATAGCCGGGTGCCGGTTTGGCTTTCGAAATTTGCGCCGATTGAAGTCTATGCGGTCAGCTTTGGACCGTGGGTCTGGTGCCGTGGCATCTGTACGACTCGAATGTGGCAACATGAAACCATCCATTACCGACAACAGCTTGAACTTTTGTTTGTGGGTCAGTGGCTCCTTTATGGGCTTTTTTGGTTGCTGATGTTTGCAAAGTATCGAGACGGGCGGGCGGCTTATTGGAATAACCCTTTCGAGCGCGAAGCCTATACGCACGAGTTAGACCCGCACTATCTTGAAGACCGAAAGCTTTATGCCTGGCGGCGATATATCTTTGACAATTGCCACGAGCCTTAACGGGCAAGAAATCAAAAGCCGCAAAACAAAAACCAAAGAAAAAGCCGAAAAAGCGACGCAGAAAAAAGCGTTAGCATTCAAGCACTTACAAAGAATCGACATTAATTGTACTTTTTTTGTGCATTTCTACTTGCATCATTAAGCCGTCATGCGTATAAATAAAGACATGAAGAGCGCAACACAAAACGCAAAGAACGGAGAAAACAAAATGAACGCATTAGCAAACGCAAACAGAGCTCTTTCACTTTACGCGGACACGGTGACAGATGACAAGGTGACGATTTCTATCTTGGATCTATTGTCTGAGGTTGAAATGGGCGCAAGCGATGACGGGCTTGATGAAGACGAGGCAGAGGAGGCGGCACGTAACGCGGCGATTCTTTCAGTGGCGAGCAGCTTTCAGGCGGCAGGGCTGATGGATGTTTATCACACATTATTGAGGGCACTAAGATGAGTACTTACGACAAATGGCGAACCGAGGGATACTCGTACAAATGCAGCGAGTGCGGCACCAAGTACACAAGCGCCGACGGCGATTGTACGCCGTGCGCAGACTGGCGAGCCGACTTGATGCAGATGGCGATTGCAAAGCTTGAAGCGATGACGACCGAGCAACTCGACGAGTTCGCCCAAGGTCCGATTTGTAAATAGTGCGTGCAAAGTGTTATTATGTAAGGGGCGACGATGCCTCGGAAAGGGTTGAAAATGGCACACTTGAAATATGTTCGTTTCGCGTCTGGTTCGCTCGATTTGGTTCGCCGATGGTTTGAGGCGCAAGATTACACAATTGAAGAGAATCGGGCGGTTAGTCGATGCCGGTCGAAAGTTTGGTCTTTCAGTGGACGCGAGGCGGTTCGGATAGTATAACGCTTGAATGAGCACGAAGCCGACAGAAGCAATAAAAAAAGGATGGCGCAAAGGTTACCCGCCGGGGACGCCGTGCGGACCTATGCGTCTCCCGGTTTCGTATTGCCTAAGATATTACGAGGCGAAAGCCGCATCATCTTAAATCGCCAGGTCGCGAAATTCGGCGCTCTCGCGTGTCTTTGTCTCGAAAGGCGGCGGCAGCATTGCGCACAGCCTCGGAGCCGCCCCAACGGGCGTTAATCGCCCAATAACGCAAAGCATCGCAGGCGTGGTCGTGCGTTCCGTCTTTCTTCGGTATGTCGCGACTTCCGGTTTGCCATTTGTAATTCGTGACCGACTTGGCGAAAGACCGACCGCCCGTTTGCGTTCCGTAGCTCCATAGCTGATGAGAGCACAAAAGGCGGCGCTCGCCGTCGTTGGTTTCCATGAGCCGCCAAAGTTTGCGAATACCGGCGCTAATGTCGATGCGGCTCGGGTCATCGGTGAACGCTACGCGCAGCCCTAGACCGCCGACAGCGGGCACCTGTTGAACGTCCGACATTGCGCTCGACATGTTGGCGTCGTCGCGCATGTTACGCCCGGCGCGGTCGCCGTATGCGCTTTGGCAAGGTATCGCGCCGATTGGCATTTCATGCGCTCGATACGCGGGATAAATTCCGGGGATATGAAACGACGAGTACCCTTTGCGCAGCATGTTGCAAAGCTCGAAAACGCTGGCGCGGTCTGGGTTCGCTTCCGACCAAATAACGTCCGCGCCGTTTTTGCCTATTCGCGGGTCGTGGCTAATGACAAGCGCCGAAGGTGAGCGCACGCCGAAGTCAAAAGTGACGGCGGTTCTCATCCATGGTTCCGGCTTCCAGTCTGGCGGCGCAATGTTACCCGCCGGGTATTGCTCAGGGCTCCACATATCGAAGACAGCGCCCGCCGGTGCTTGCGGTATGCAATAAATATTTTCGAGAACTTCGCGCCGCGATAGTGTGGCGACCCAATCATCAAAGTTCGGCAGGTTCTCACGGTTGACGGTGGACGGGCAAAGAAAGCCAACGCCGCCGCGTTCTTCTGCGAACCGGGTCCACCAAGGGTCGTACGTGGGCTTTCCGAGCAGACAGAGGCGACCCGGAGCACCGGAGCGAACGCGCCCAAGCATCGCCGAACCGACTTCACTTTCAACGACTTGGGATTCGTCGAGGATTCCCCAACCGCAATCGGGGCCCTCTAGCGAGTTCGCCGCCATGCTTTTGCCGCTTGGTCGTTTCCAAGACAGCGCCCAAACGATGGTTTGTTTTCCGTTCTTCGTCGGGCTCTTCCAGTGCGGCGCGGGTTGTCCCTTGTAAGCATGGTGGTAGGTCCATCCGAGCGGCTCAAGTAGCGCCGCCATTTCGGTCGCGATAGTTCTAGCGCCTCGACCCATTGAGTCGGTAACATAAAACCCATTGATGCCAGGGTCGTCTTCGTGTGACAGGTGACAGAGCATTGCCACAAGGCGCGTTTTACCAACGCCCCAACCGCCACACATTGACACAATCGGAAACCGTTTCGAAAGCCAAAGGGCGATGAATTTCATTTGCCCACGGTTCGGTTTGAACTCTCGCAGTAGCTCGTCAATCATCGGTCTCAATGTCCGCCATTAAATCGAGGTCGGCGGCTTTCGCAAGTTCTTGGCGCACACTGTCGACGATAAATTCAGCGACCTTCGGCGCGGCGTCGGCGTCGGACCCGCGCGCGTCGATGTTAATCATGGGCTGCCCGCCGTTGAGATTGTTATCAGCAAGTCGCCACCAGTCGACGATGGCTTTCGCCCTTACGGCGTGCGGTACTTCCGCATCGGTTGCAAGCTTTAGCATATGAGTAAGCGCCATTATTCGCGGCTTTGCGTGCGCCTTTCTTACGTCGAGGTCGCGAATATACCGTGCGACGTCCTCGTCGCTTGCGCCGCTATAATCTTGCGCCCAAGCTAGACCGCCAACGCCGACAGCTTGCAAGAATTTGCCTTTGGTTTCGACTTCCGAAAGGTCGGAGACGGTCGGCGAAGTCGGTGCGGTTTCGGGCTTTTCTTCGCGCTTGATCTGCATTTTCATTTCGCGGGCGCTTGCGCCGGTTGTCCGCTCGGCATGGTATAGCGCGAAATCTTGCGAGCGTCGCCAACGTGAAAGCGTGCCACGGTTGATTCCGGTTTGTTCTTCGATTTGCGGCATTGAGTAGCCTTCGGACAGCAGCTCGAAGCATTGCAACCTTTGCTCTTTGGTTGCGTGAGGTTTTTGTTTTTTCTTCATTGTTCAAAGCCAGTTGCGCGGGGTTGCATTTCGTTGCATTATGGGCACAAATCCAGAAACGACGCAACGGGGCAAGATGAAAACCAAGAAAGTCAAGATTTCAGAGCTAACGCCGGACAACATAAACGCGAACAAGGGAACGCCGCGCGGGTCTGCTATGCTCGAAAAGTCTTTGCGCGAATACGGCGCGGGGCGCTCGGTGCTCGTCGATAAGGCGGGGCGAATAATCGCAGGCAATAAAACAATCGAGGCGGCGGGTTCTATCGGGCTCGACAATGCCTTGATGATTGAAACCGACGGGTCGCAAGTCGTCATCGTCAAGCGTACCGACTTGGACCTAGACAGCCCGCAGGGGCGCGGCTTGGCGATTGCCGACAATAGGGTAGCCGAAGTTGGCTTAGATTGGGACATGGAAGCACTAGAGAAAATCGGTGAAGAATTGGACCTTGGCGAATTTTGGTTTGACGACGAGTTGCCGAAACTTGATCTTGACTCAATCGGGGACGCGGAGTTTCCAGAGATGGCGGACGAGCCAGAATTCTATACAAGATCATTTGCTTTAAACTCTTCTCAAGCCGAGATCGTTGACCGAGCAATTGAAGAGAGCGGAGAGAGTGCGAAAGGGGACGCACTTACATTGATATGTGAAAGGTTTTTGTTGGATGGCTAGTGCGAAAGATGTTTTCATAAAGCTGATTCCATCTAAGGTTGGGCGGGGGTTCATAAAGAGAGTTCACTACAGCGGAAAATCTGTGAAGAACAGTAATATTTATTTCGGTGTTTTTTTGTATGGCAAGCTAGGGGGCGTTCTTGCGTTTGGTCCTCCGCTTGACAAAAGGAAACTATTGGGACTTGTCGAGGACTGCAAGTGGAACAGTATCATTGAATTAAACAGAATGGCGTTTTCGGATATTTTGCCGAAAAACTCAGAATCACGGGCGATAGCCTTTTGTATAAAAAGCCTCGCAAAGAACTATCCCGAACTTCGAGCGGTTGTTTCGTTCGCAGACGGGTGCCAATGTGGAGACGGCACTATCTATCGGGCGACTGGATTTAAGCTAACAAATATCAAAAAAAATACAGATCTTTGCAGGCTTCCGAGCGGGGAAGTTATCCACAGTATGACCTTAAAGAGCAATGGAACAAAATCAAGACCCGAGCTTGGGGGCAGGTCTTTCTTTGATATAACAGGCGGCAAATACGGTTGGAGACAGTATGTCGAAGCGGCAAACGCAGAAATTCTCACAGGGTATCAACTTCGATACATTAAGACGGTCAACGGTGGAAAACTAGCTTGTGACACTCTTCCATTTTCCGAGATTGACCGATTGGGAGCGCGAATGTATAAAGGGGAAAGTTTGCCGAGTAAGCATTGATGGCGATGCGCAACGCGACCAGCGTTGAGAAGGCGGTTCAACTCCGACCACTCGGCTCCCTCTTTATTTTAAAAGCACACGAAGACGGGCGCACGTTTGCCCAGGTAGCCGAAGAAAGGGCAAGCAATGAAGCGCAAGAAGCCGAAGAATAAACCGATTGATACATGGCGCGACGTCAAGCTGAGACTACCGGCGAACTTCGTCAAAGGGCTTTCTTCGGTGCGAGACAAAGACGGCAACGCCTACCCGCTACCAGTCTCACGCGGTAACGCGATAATGAACCGGCTTGCGTATGCGCTCGAAGTTGCCGAGTCGCTCGCGGTCAAGATGAACACACGAGAGCAGCAATTGGCGCGAGCCATGCACCTATTAAAGAAATTCGAGGACAGACTGAAAGAGAAAGGAATTGACTATGCCGACTTACTCGAAAGCGAAGAAATACACGACACCGGCGGAGCTGACACAGCAGACGGTAATGATCAAAATAAGCCAAGCGACCCTAGCGAAGATTGACGCAATCGAGGCAGGCGAACCGGCGAAAGGCTCAAAGCTCGCAGACATTCGCGGCGCAAAGGTCGAAAGCCTAATGTCTGGCGTTGCTCAAGACGACGACGCAAAGAAAGAGATTGAGCGTTTGCAAATTCAGCTCGCGACGACTAAGGCGCAGTGGGTCGAGGCAGCCAAGAAAGCCGAAGCGCTTGAATCGCAGACCGGCGCAAGCGTCGAAGGCATCAAAGAGTTACAAGACAAGCTCGCGACGGCGAAAGAGTTGGCAGACTCTCGAAACCGAATCATTCGAGCATTAAAAAGCATTGTTGACGAGGTTGGTTTCTAGTAGCCTATACTTGCTGGGTGTTTACCGTTCACCTTGCAATCCATGCGCAAGCCCGCAGGTTTAACCGCCCGCGGGTTTTGTTTTTTTGTTAGCCATACAATCGAGTACAATGTATGCAAAAGGGCGCGTTGTATGCACGGCGCGCACGTTGTATACTAAGGTACGTATGAGCACACTTTACACGATAGCCCAAGAGCGCGCCCGCGAGTTTTTAGAGTTGCCCGAAGAGTTACCAAGCCGACCGGCAGGGTACAGCGGCACACGTATCACCGGCGGGCACCTTCCGAGCGAGTACGAGCACAATGTTGAGTTTCGTACGCCAAGACGTCGCGCTCTTATGATAGGGCGCATGATGCGCACGAGCCCGATTCTATCGCTTGCCGAAGAATACCTAACCGGGCTTTGCACTGCCGTCAAGTTGGTCGTCAAGCGTAACGACGAGACCAGTGAAGAAGCCTCAGAGGCGCTTGAACGACAGTTCGGTCTTGGTAAGTACGAGGACGCTGGCGGGCGTATGGGCGAGATGGGGACCGACGACTTAATCCGTCACCTAATGAGCGCCCGCACTTATGGACACGTCGCGCTTTCTGAGTCTTATGAGTACGACGAAAACGACGGGCTCTACTATGTCGGCTTACATAGGCGGCGACAAGAGTCATACGACGCATACATTACCGAGCAGGGGACCGAGCGACTTTTGGGTATTATGCAGCGCTACGGCTATGCGTCCGGCGACGTCAAAAGTCGAATCTTGCCGTTGCGAGAAACGCTTTGGCTAGTCAATCGCCCCGACATTGGATGGTACGACGGGCAAAGCGTGTTCCGCTCTGTTTATCCGCATTGGCGTTCGGAGCAATTACGTTACAGGCTCGAAGATTTGGCGGCGAACAAATACGCCGACCCGCCGCAGCAAGGCAAACTTTTGCTAGACCGTTTCGTCCAGTACGCGAACGGCTTAGACGGTGCGCCACCAACGCGCCAAGATTTCGTCGAAGAACTCGCCGACATGGCGGGCAAGCTTACGAACTTGCACAGCGACGAAAACGGTCACTTGTTGCACCCGGATTGGTGGGAGTTTGTGCCGAGGGCGAATCAACACACGTATAACCCGGCACCATTACTAGAGAGCGCAAGTCACCATCAACGAGTCATGGCGGAGCGTCTTTACGTCTCTTTTATTACCCAAGGAAGAAAGGGTGACGGGGGCAGTAGGTCAATGGTTGAGACTCAATCAAAGACCATTGAAAACGCCACGATTGATTCGATGCAATGGATCTGTAACTCGCTAAACAAGCAAACGGTTGACCGGTTTATGCGCGCGAATTTTAGCAAGCTAGACCGTAGCGCATACCCTCGAATCAGTTTCGAGCGTGGCGCAATTGTGACGCCATGGTGGCAGACTAACGCCCAAGCCTTCGCGCAGTTTGTAACACAGGGTATCGTTAGCATTAGTCCCGAGGATGAACGGGCAGTTCGTGCGGCTTCCGACCTTCCCGAACCTTCCGACGAAATGCCGACGCAGGTCGACCGCATCGCGGTACAGGCTGGCGGGCGTCTCAATACGGCGCAAGGACAACGCGAGGCAGCCGAGCCCGGAAAGTCGAAAGCGCAGCCTAATAAGTTCGTCAACCGGTTAGTCGACCAAGACCGACTCGAAGCGGAGGAACAAGGATAATGCCGTACAAGCGAGAACACGCAGCGCGGCAACTTGAGCCGACGCAGTTTGATGACTTCCGACGGGTACACGAGAACGGAGCACCCGACGGCATTGATTTCATTTACGGAATCAAAGAGGACGGTTCGAGCGAGATTCAAAGCGTAAGAGCAAACGCCGAGCTTTGGAGCGTCGACAAGTTCCGCGAATGGCTCGAAGAGCACGAGCTAACCGCCGACCTATTGGAGCCCGCAGCCACAGAAGAAGACGAGCCCAAAGAGGACGAAGCCGAAGAAATGGCAAAGGGCGACGCAAGTACGCCGGCAAAGCCTAGCGAGCGAATCAAGGGCAGCGACAAGAATAAAGAAGGCAGCGCGAGCGGCGAGCGTGGCGGCATTGATATTAGTGAGGCAACCGAAACGGCTTTGCGGAACAAATCGACGGCGCATAACGAAGAAGTCAAAGGCGACAACACGAAGCGCACAAATCTAGGTGCGCTCAAATCCGTTTATCGTCGAGGCGCGGGTGCATTTAGTACAAGCCATAGACCCGGAATGACTCGCGCGCAATGGGCAATGGCTCGCGTCAATGCTTTCTTGCACCTACTGAAAGCCGGCAAGCCAAAGAGCGCGAAGTATATCACGGATAATGATTTGTTACCGGCGGGGCATCCACGGGCGACGAAGAAAGAGTCGGAAGAGAGCCGAGAACTTGGGCGAATGATTCGGCTCCCGGCATACATTCGCGACGCACTCAAGAAAGGCTTGAAGCTTCACGAGGCAGGGCGCAGCGGTCAAGGGCTCGTCGAAACGACGGTACGCATGGCAACGATTGGCGCGAAGTCGGGCGAATGGTCAGAGGAGAAGATCATCAAGGCGGCGGCATGGCTTGAGCGACACGCGAGCGACCGCAAACTAAAGGGCGGGCGGCGTTGGAATGTCAAGGGCGCAGAAACTCCCGGTTATGTTGCGTGGCTACTTTGGGGCAGCGACGCAAACGACCGGGGCGCAAATTGGATAAAGAATAAAGCCGCAGAGCTTAAAGAGGAGCGCAAAGAAATGAGCCTACCAGAACAAGATCAATCGACCGAGCTTGGTTTTTACGGCGACAAAGAAGAAGAAAAGAAGATGGCTTTTGAGCCTAAAGCGGGCGACCCGCTTGGCGAATACCGCGACCCCGATTCGACGATTGCGCCGATGATTATGCGCGAAGACATCGAGGGCGAGGAAAACAAAGACTTACATGTATTGCGCTTGGGTACATTATACGACCTTGACAGCGGCGAAATGGTCATGAATATGACCGAGGATTCAGCGCGAGAAATCGCCCGAACGACGAGCCGAATGATCGAGGCAGGGCACGCGGTCCCTATTAGCTTCGAGCACGGCATCGAGGGCGGGCAGCGCGGACAAAACGGCTCAGACCGTAGACCATACGGGATGATCATGGGCGTTTATTATGACGAGATGCGGCGCGGTATTTATGCGCGCAAGCAGTGGACCAAGCTCGGCAAGTCTTTGCTTTTGGACTCGATGACCGAGGACGGACGAACAGCGGTTCGCGTATCGCCTCGCGTTATTATGAAACCGGCTTACCATCCGAGCACCGGCGAGCGTTTGGGCGAGTCATACATGGACGTCGTAAGCCTTACGACATTGCCACGGCAAGACCGAATGGAGCCCGTCGCATTATCACGATCAACGATTAGAGTAGAGGGCGCAGAAGAAGCGCCAGAATTGCAACAACCGGCGGAGCCTACCGCCATAAATGAAGGGGTCGAAATGACTGAGAAAACCACCGAAAACACGGTTGACGTTTTACTCGCTCGCGGCACCGAGGAAGCCAACGCCATTTACACGGCGGCCGGGCTCGAAGAAAACGCGCCAGTTGTTGAGCTTGCGCGAAAGTTCGAGAGTCTTACGGTTGAGCTTTCACGGGCTAACGAAGAGTTGACGAAATACCGAACCGAGGAGCTTAACCGACTTGCAGCCGAGAAAGGCGAAGAAGTCGAAGCGTTTCTTAACGCTCACGATGTTAGCGACGTCGAGCGCGAATTCTTTAAGGTTTCACTATTGAGCGACGACGAGAAGACCGCAGAGCTTGCGCGTCAGACCATCATCGCACGCGGCGAGCCCGACAAGTTGGAAGCCGTAGAAACCGCACTTACAGAGGCAAAGAAGCGCGGCGCGGTTCCCGCTGATTTCGTCGTTGAGGGCGAATTGGCAGAGCTTAGCCGAACCGCTCCCAATGTTGCCGTGGGCATCATCAATGCAATCCCCGGCGAGAACGTCGTTCGAGTTGGCGAAGCAGCTGGCAGCGATTCCGCTGGCGTTGAGACTCAAACAGCAGTCACCAAAGAGCAGGCAGGCGTCGAGCTTTCACGGCTTGCGCGTGGTCTTGTAGCAGAAGGAAAAGTAACGAGCTTGATCGAAGCTCACAGAATGGCAAAGAACGAGCGCCCCGACTTGGTGGCAGCTATGAAAGAAGGGGAATAAATGTCTTTTCACGTAAAGATTGACGATCCAAAGTGCAGCGCCACGGCTGAAGAGGCCATCGGCGAGGGTCTTGGCGTTCGGCTTGGTGCTGACAAGCAGAAAGTCGCACAGTACGACAGCGCAGGCAGCGACGTATTCTACGGAATATCAGCCGAGGCAGCCGACGCAGACGGCGACGGCATCCGTTTTTACGGTCCTGGCGAGTATTGCCGAGCTGTAGCTGGTGAGATTCTCGAAATCGCAGACGGCGAAGAAGAGACCAAGCTGACACTCAACAGCGCGGGCAAGTTGATCATGGCTTCTTCTGGTCAGCCTGTACACGCTATCTGGTGCCCGAAGCCAGGACACGCAAGCGTCGCAGCTAACGATTTTATCGTTGTTCTTGTTTGCGGTTGGGGCGAGCGCGTTCTTGACGCTTAATTAACTTTTTAGACTAAAGGATTTTCAAAATGGCTCTTAATTATCAAGCACTTAACCCGAAGTCAATTCTTCGGGATGCTCTTATCGACCCAAGCCCAGACTTGGCGGGTATGCAGCTCGCATACCCTAAAATCTTCGGTATCCCCGGACTTGCCGAGGGTGGCGTTGCTCGTGGTCGTGCAATCGACTTGACCGGTAATCCGGGATTTCTTCACGGTAAACTCTTGGTCCGTAACAAGCGCGACTTGTTGAACGCTGCCGCAGAGGGTAGCGTGGCTAAGCCAATCAACAGCCCTCGCGACCAAGTTGAGCGTTTCGCTTTCTCCGAAGTTGAATTTTCTCTGAAGCAATTCGACGGAAAAACGACGATCCCTTTACCGTTCCTCGAAAACGGTTTCTTGTCTTCTGAAGACGAAGAGCTGATGATGGTACAGCGTGCAATGATGAGCGTGCACCTTAAGCTTGAGCGTTATTGCTCGGCTTTCTTTACCGCGATTGCCGCCGACTCTGCACCAGACCGCGACCCCGCAGGATGGACCGAAGTTAACTGGCAGTCTTCTGGCGGTACTGACTTAGATTCTTCTTCGGATTTCATGGAAGTCATGAGCAGCGTTATCGCTGACGCTCGTTTGCGTTCTACCGCGCCAATCAATGCTATTTATCTCGGGCGCGGCGTTCTGTCTCGTTTACAGAGAGAGCCAAGTATTTTGGGTCGCTCAGTGGTCGGCGATGCAACCAAGGGTGTCGCAATGGTTAACGGTCTTTCAGCAGCTCCACAGTCCCATGTAGAGGCTGTACTGAAAGAGTATCTGGAACTCGAAGAATGTGTCATATCTGGCGCTATTCATGACAACGGAAACCCGGCAGCGAGTGCAAACAACGCTTATGTTTTCCCGACCGACCGTCTTTGGATTGGTTCGGCTGGCGAATTGCAAATGAGCGTTCGCAGCGGACAGGCTCCACGAGTCATTAATGGCGCTGGCGCGTTCGCTAAGCTCATCGGAAAGATGGACGTTCAAATGGGACCGGAGCCCGGCGTTATGCCTCAGAACTTCGAGGCAATCGCCGAATATTTCTGTGAAAGTGTTGCGCTTGATACCGATAAGGGTACAATCGTCCACAATCTCGGATAATAGGGTTTTAGTATGTCAAAAGAGCTTAAGCAGTATCGACTCAATGGCTTGC